ATTCTAAGAACTCAATTGATTTTGAAGAATGTTATTACCCCAGAAGATTGGGATATAATGGAAGATCATATTCAGTATGACTTCTTATATGATAATCATTTTGCAGAACTTAAAGATGCTGAACTTATGCAAGAAAGAATTAATCTTGCTACAGCAGTAGAACCTTATGTTGGTAGATATTATTCTGCTGATTATGTAAGGAGAAATATCCTTCGTCAAACTGATGGAGAGATTATAGATGAAGATAAGCAGATTGAAAAGGAAATTAAGGATGGAGTAATTCCTGATCCTAATGCTCCTGTTGATCCTGCAACTGGAATGCCTTTAGATCCTGCAGCTCCTATGATTAATGGAGATATGGGTGCAAATCCTGTAGATCCTACTCCACCAGAGAAAAAATTCGAAGCTCCCAAAGGAGGAGAGATATAAAGAAAAATGGGTCTACCAAAAATCTCTTATGATGAATGGTTTGATGATGTACCACACCCCCATGATAGTATGCCTATTGCTACAGATAACGAAAAATATGATCCACCTTGTTCAGTAGAACCACAAGAAGAAGAGGAAAATATACACCATAAGATGTATGAAATTGCTACATCAAAGTATAATCCTTTTTCTGTTGGAGGATCAGAGTCTATTCAGGACTTATAAATAACCCTACGACGTTGTATTATTAATTTTTAACTATGGATGAATTAATGGATTTATTGGTGACGGATGATTCTCCCTCACAAATAAGTGATAAAATAAAAGATATGCTCTATTCTAAGAGTGCAGATAAAATTGCAGGTATTAGACCAGATGTTGCGTCTCAATTATTTGATAACGAAGATGAAGTAGATACTGAAATTGAAGCAGAAGCAGAAGTAGAAACTGAAACTGAGATTGAAACAGAAGAAGAAC